CCCGACGGCTTCCCCGGCTTGTTGCCCGAGCGGCGTCCCCCGCGTGCGCCCCGGGTACTCGGCCTCGACGGCGCGCGCGGCCTGGTCCGCGAACTGGCTCGTCTCGACGCGGCCCTGTTCATCCGTGCGGACGTTCGTTGGCGCCTCCAGCACGCCGGGCGCGGGCGTGACGCCGGGCTGCGGCGCGACCGTGCGCGGATCACGCGCGGCCATCGACTCGGCACCGGTGTCCTGCGGCGGCGGCCGTTCGCCCACGTAGTTGTACGTGCCTGCGCGCGCTGCCTTCAGCACCTCCTGCTTGTCAGGCAGCGGGAGGGCTTGAAACTCCGGGTCCGCGAGCATCCGGTCGAACGCGGCCTTGTTCATGCTATCCGCCCGTCTTGTCCATGAACGTCTTCGCACCGGATCGTGAGCCCGGTGTCGCGCCTGGCGCAGGCGTCGCGCCCGGCTTCTTACCGCCGCCTTGCTCCAGGGCTTCCAGGTTCGCGACCAGTTCCGCGCGCGTCTCGCGGCGCGCCTGCTCGTCCGACAGGCCTGCCTCACGTTTCTGGTGGTACTTCGCCGCAATCGCGAGCGTGCGTCGCGCCACGCGCAGGTTCGCGTAGAACACGTCCTTCGCCTGGCCGGGACTCGGCAGGAACGCCGTGTAGCGTTTGATCTCGCCGGCCGTCAGCGCGGAGCCGGCCAGTTCATGGATCTTCTCGGCCGTGAACGAGCCGAGATCGGCCGCGAAGGCTGCGTAGCCTTTCGGCAGCGACGCCTGGGCCGCAGCCTGCGCGCCGGGTATCCCGGGCGGCATGTTGTATGCGGTCCACCAGACGGTCGACATGGGGCCTTCGACGAACTCAGGATTCGCCTTCACCGCGCGATTGACGTTGTCGAGCGCGACCATCATGTTGGCGCGCAGCGTGTCTTTGTCGAGCGACGCCTGCGTGGGTTTCACCGCGCCCGAGCCCTGCGTCGCGGACACTTCCTTCTTGCCCTTGAGTTTCTCGTCGTACACCCAGCGCGCATCCGCACGCATCTGCGGATCAGGATGCGCGCGCACGATCGAGAGCAGCGTGTCCTCGTCGAGCCCCTTCAACTGATCGAGTCGCGGGGACGGGACGCCGGGGATCGGTTCTAGCCGCACCGAGCCGTCGTCGTTGCGGATAGGCCGGTACGGCACGTTGTCCACCATGACGATCTCAGGCTTCTTCGGTGCGGCGCCTGACACCGGTTCCACCCGCATCGTCCCATCCGCGTCGCGCACCGTGCGATACGGGACGCCGTCGTGCCAGACGATCTTGCCGGCTTCTTCGGTCTGCTTCGCCTTGGCCTCGGCGCGCTTGGCGGCGAGTTCCCGTTCCTGGTGGAAGATCGTGCCGAACTCTTTGTTCTGGAGACCGAACTCCAGCGCGTCCGCGAGGTCGTGATGCGCGGTGTCGTCACTCTTGCGGAGTTGCTCGATCTTCTCCCGCGCCCACGTGCGCGCCTCTTCGTCCTGGCGCAGTTGGATCTCGCTCTTCTTCGCCGCGAGCCGGTCCTTGTACGCGTCGAGGATTTTCAGCCCGGCCGGCGAGAGCGACAGATCCTGGCCGTGCTTGTCGTACGCCTCCTCGACGGTCATCTCGCGGGTGTTCACGGCGCGCGCGAACTGGAGCGCGGCGCGATTGCCGCGCTGCTCCAGATCGGCCTGCTCCAGCTTCGGATACCACTCGGTCGCGAGCCGCGCCATCGACGGGTCCGCGCGCACGATCTCTTCCAGGCTCTTGCCCGGCGTCGTCACCGTGCCCCCGGACTCGATCGGGGACCGGCGCGGATACGCGCCCGATGGTTCGACCCCGAACTCCTTCGGTTCTGGAAGGAACGCGCGCGGCTCTGGCAGATCCGGCTCGGTCAGCGCGAGGCCGCGCTCATCCGGTCCCGCGAGGGCTTCGGGGAAGGTGCGGATGCCACTGCCGGTGCGCGCGTAGGACGGGGTCTCGCCCGGCGATTCGGGGCGCGGCGGCGGCGGGGGCACCGGGAACACGCGGTCAGCCATGCTCTCCGGGGGCGCGCCGGTCTCGGTCATGCTGAACGATTGCTCGCGCGGCTGGAACTGCGAGGTCGGCTGCATCTGGGTGAGGAGTTGGCGCTTCCGCTCGTTCTCCGCGTCGAGTTTTTCGAGGATGCGTCCGTAGTCCGCGCCCATCCCCATCGAGGGGCCGAACGTGCGGATCATGCCCTCGTAGTCTCCGGGGTTCGCCGCGAGGTACTGCTGCGCGTTCAGGCGCGACAGATTGATGGATTCCCGGTCGGGATTTTTCCAGTCGAAGATCCGCGCGAGCCCTCCTGCCAGCGGGATCTGCGGGTAGCCGGCCATCTACATGTACCCCCACCCACCGGACCCGGAGCCGAGTTTCTGGTACGTCGGCCCCCCTGACGACTGCTGAACATCCCCGCCCTTCTGGCCCATGGGCGACCAGTTCGAAAAGGCCGCGTTCGCCTGATCCACCCAGGACGGCCCGGTCACGTACGGGACCGGCGTGCCGGCGGCCGTGCCCATGTACTGGAGCAGCGAGTTGATCTTCTGCTGGTCGAGCCCCATCGACGCGAGGATGCCCTGGATCTGGTCGATGTTGCCCTTCTGCTGCCCGGCGCGGAGCGTCTCTTCGGCGCCGAACACCTGCTTCGCGAGGCTGGGCGCGAGGGCCATCGCTTTCCCGGCTGCCGCGTCCTGCATCTGGCGCTCGGCGCCGTACTGGCCCCAGCCGGCGCCCGCGACCTTCTGCCCGATGTTGCCCGCGATCTCGCCGCCGGCCCCCACCTGCTGGAGTCGACGCGCGGAGGAGTTGACGTTCCCGCGCGCAGCCGCACGCGCGCTGAGTTGCCCGGCCGTGTCGCGGAAGAGCATGTTGCCCAGCCCCATCTGCGACGCCTTGAGCCGTTGGTACTGCGCGGTCTGCGTTGGATCGAGGTACGCGCCGGCTGCCGTTTGCTGTAAGAGTTTGGCGCCCTGGTTGAACGCGGGGCGCGCCTGGCCGAGATAGCCCTGCATCGCGTCGAGGGCGCCGGTCTGCTGGGCGCTCGGTCCCACGTACGGGTTGCCGATCGCGCCCGATCGATCCTGGCCCAGTTGGCCGGCGAGGTAGCCCTCGGCCACCTGTTGCTGGGGGCGCAGGTTGCTGAACGGATCGGTCTGCGTCGTGCGCGGCGCGGTCTGCGACTTCTTGAAAATCTCACCCATGGCGCAGGGCCTCCAGCGCGCGCACGATGGCGCGATCGAACCATGGGCGGATCAGCCGGCCGAGCGCCGGCCAGCGCGTGATCGCGCGGGCGAGCGCCGGCCCGCCCCGGCGGTAGAGGGCGCGCGCGCCGTCGGCCATCGGGCCGCGCCACGCGTCCATGATCCAGTAGCGCGCGAGTCGGAATCCCGGTGTCTCTGCCCCGTAGAGGGCTGCCGCGACCCAGCACCCCGATGCCTTGAAGACGTTCGACGCGAACTTGTCGGCCTCGACAGCCGGCACCCCGCCCACCACCGGCCCAAGGGTCTTGCCCGATGCCATGTCCAGGTACTTGATCGCCTGGTTGATCGCCTCCTGGTCGTAGCCCTGCGCGCGAAGACTCGCCATCATCGCTGCCGTGTTCGCTTCCTGCTCGCCCGACCGGAGGGCCTCGCCCCCGGTGAAGAGCGCGGACGCGAGATCCGGCGCGAGCCCGAGTGCGCGCATCATCGCAGCCTGCTGGAGTCCGCGTTCCTCGCCGTACTGCTTCCACTGGGCCTCGCCGACGTCGGCTTCCGCGCGCGTGCCGATGCGCTGTTGCTCGCGGGCTTGTTGCGCCCGGGTCACGGCCGAACCGTAGAGCGGATCTTCCTGCATCGCGGGACTCGCCATGGCGCCGCCGAACAGCGACTCCGCGATCGACCCCCGATCCTTCGCGACGTTCGCGAAGCCGGATTGCTGCATCGGGTCGAGGAACTTGCCGGCCATGGTCTGCTGCGTGGTGCGGACGCCTTGGCCGAACGCCGGGGTCGCGGCGGTCTGCATCCCCGCGAGTTGTTCGACCGCGCCGGTCTGCCACTGGTTCGGGCCGACGGCCGGGTTGTTGACCTGGAACGAGCCCTGGCCGAGCGATTGCCCCAGCGCGTTCTCCACCACCTGCTGCTGCGGCTTGTAGTGCTGGAGCGGGTCGACGTTCTTGTACTTCGCCCCCGACTGCTGCGGCGTCGTCCACTTCGTCCAGAGATCACCCATGGGACGCCTCCAGCGGGAACTCGTAGATGGCCGCGACCGGGACGGCCCCCGTGAGTTTCCGCAGTGCGCGTGCTTCGGTGCGCCGCGTGGTGTAGAACGCACTGGTTGCGCCGCCCGCGCGTGCCCAGTCGAGCATCGCGCGGAAGAGCGCCGGAAAGGCTGCGCGCGGACTCTTGCGCGGGTACATGTACGCGCACGGGAACTCCGCGACGAGCGACCCGGACCACGCGGCCTGCCGCAGGCGCGCGGAGGCGAAGCCCAGCAGCCGGTATTGACTATCCACCACCAGCCACACGGCGCCGCCGTGCGTGAGCGCGTCATCGAGTTCCGCGACCACGCGCGTTGCTTCGCCGGGCTGATGCCCGCGCGTCAGAAAATCCTTCGCGGCCACACGCAGGATCGGCGCGTACTCGCGCAGCCACGCGCTGTCGTCGCCCTCCAGTCGGACGAGGCGCACCCCGCCGGCCAGGATCTGGATGCGCTCGTCGACCGCGTTCATCGCGCGAACCCTCCGGGGATCACTGACGCGCCGTACGCTGCCACTTCCCACTCGGTGTCGATCGCGTTCGACTCCATGCGGATCTGCCAGAGTCGGCCGTACTCCCGCACGTTGACCCATGGCCGGTGCTGCGCGGGATCGAGCGCGAGGGGACGCGGCGCCGGCCACGCGGGCATCGGCGTCCGCGGGTCCATCGCCGCCCGTACCGACACCTGGAGCGTGCCGGTTCCGCTCGCGTAGATGGGGGCCGCGACGATGCGCGCGGGGTTCAGCGCGTCGCTGAAGTGCTTCGACTCGGCCCAGGCGTGGATGGGATTCGCGCCGGCTGTCTTGCCCCCGTAGACATGCGTGAGCCCGTCGACCGTGGCGAAGAGCCCGCGCACCGGGGGCGGCGTCCCCCCGAGCGGGGGCGCGAGCCCGGCCACGGCGGCGCCCGGCACCTCGGTGAAGCAGAGCGCCGGATCGTGGTCTGTCAGCGACCACGTCTGGTCCCGGTAGTTGTAGACGATCGTCAGGCTGGGCTGGGCGCTGCCCAAGGTCGGGATCTTCCAGCAGACCTCGTCATGCTCCAGGCGCCGGTACGCGTAGATCAGGGTCGACTGCGTCCAGTCGATCGCATCGGCCACTTCAGGCCAGATCCCATCACCGATCGGCTCCGCGAACGCCGCGAGCCGATAAAAATTAGTGCGGCCCATGTAGAACTGGTACGCGCCGATGGAGAGGGGCGACCGCGCGCTGATCGCGCCGTCGTCGGCCGGAATCCCCTCGGTGATGTAGTATTCCGGCGGCCCGATGAAGAGCATGCGCGCCAGCCGATTCGGCTTATGCACGATGCAGTGATCGCCCAACGTCTTGAGCGCGGTGATGCCCGTCGAGTCGTCGAGAAAATCGACCCAGCCGGCCTCGTCGCTCGTCCAGTCGAAGGGATCAGTTTCCTTGGAGTACTGCACGCGCCACGGCTTCGCGCCGGGCGCTTCGGGATCAGGGTCTTCGGTGACATGCCCGATGAGTACGTGGTCCTTGTGGATCTCGACGAGTTTGCCGATCGGGGCCAGGGTCGCGGCACCACCGGGACCGGCCACGCCGAGCGGGATGGCCGGCCCCGCGCCGGGCCACGTGTACACGTTCCGGCCATCGGCCCAGATCAGATGCTTCTTGTACTGGTCGATCGTGACCACGTCCGTGATGAGCCGCGTGTCGATGCCGTAGTCGAGGATCACGTCGCGCTGGCCGACCGGGCCGAACCAGGCGCCCTTCGTCGTGATGGTGACGAGCGCCGGCTCGGAGGAATCCGGGTTGACGTACCACCAGAGCACCACGATCGGCTCGGCCGGTGACAGCCGGTCCACCTGCGCGTAGCCGTCCGTCGAGCGAATGCGCGCGCCCCCGGTGGGGAAGCGCACGTTTCGCGCGTTCGACCAGTTCTGGTCAGGGACGTGGCGCGGGTTGACGTGGCGCACCACGCCGCCGCCGGGGGCTTCCACCAGCCGGGCTTCGATCTTCGTCGGCATCTCAGATCACCTGGAGCAAGAGGTCTTGGGACGCGGCGCTGTCCACGTAGATCCGCGACCGCCCGATGGACGCATCCCGCGACGCGCACCAGACCCGCCCGTTGTAATAGCCCAGCGCCGTCAGTTGGTTGGTGTCGGTGCCCGTCGGCAGCGTGGGCAGCAGTTGGTCCTCCCAACTGTTCCCGTCCAGGCTCTTGTAGACCTGGAACGGATCGTGGCCGACCACATAGAACTCCGGCGGCTCCCGGGGGATCGCCACCAGATGGTCGATGTGCGACGACGCGCCCATGGTGTGGACGGCTCCCCACCCACTGCCGTTCCAGCGCCAGACCGTGTTCCCACCCATGTGGTTGCCGCCCGCGTACATCTCGCCGTCGAACTCTGCGGCACACGCAACGTTCGAGGTCGGGGCCTCGATGGCCGTCCCGTTGAGGTAGGCCACCGCTTCGGTCGTCCCCACCTCGTGCCAGAACTCCCAAATGTTCCCGGCAGCGTCCCGCACGATCTCCCAAAGGAGACCGGGCGTCATCTCGCGCTGAAGTTCAAACCCGCCCCCGGTGTTCTTGTAGAGGCGGCCTTTCCGGCCCCCCTCGTTCCACTCAGCCGACCCCCCGGCCCAGACGGTGTCGCCGTCCACCTCCAGGCCGCGCCCGCCCACGAAGTCGTCATCCTCGGGGGTGGACATGCTGGACCAGCCACCGCCATCGACCGGGCGCGAATCGATCCAGGGACCGTCTGTCTCGTGGAAGCAGTAGAGCGTGCCGTTACCGTCGCGGATCTTGTTCAGGGTCTCCGCGCCGCCGGGCGCGCCGTCGTCGACCCAGGCGGCGTCGCCGGCCGCGTCGTCGTGCCGAAACATGCGGGAAGAGCCGCCGCCCGCATCGGGCCGCCCGCCGGTCGCCAGCCAGAGCGACGGGAGTGTGCCGTCGGCCCCGCCCCACAGTTCCAGCACGTTCGGGTTGTCGATCTGCGCGACCTCGCGGAACTGACCGGGCATCAGCGGCACCGCACCTGGCAGACGACGTCGGTCGCGCCGCCAGCGCCCTCCGCATCCCCACCCGTCCCTACGATGTGTGCCCGCAGGACGGAATTCTTCTTCACCTTATACGGCGGGGGCGCAACGGCCCTCGCAGGCGGCGGGGCCGGAAGCGTAAAACTAAAACTCACGAAGTGCCCTCCCGCGGGCAGCGTGAGCGTGCAAACCGTCGTCGCGGGCCGGCCCTCGGTACTGCCGGCAGCGTCGGGCACCACGTGTTCGACTGCCACCGTGCAGGACGCGGCAGGCGCCACCTCGGCCGTGAGCGTGGCCTCCACCACTTCCTCGTCCCGCACCACCCGGAGCGGGAGCGCGATCAGGTCCAGGGACGGCGGCGCGCCCTCCACCGGGACCGCCAAAGCCAGAGCCCCCTTCTGTCCGAAGGTGTAGGTATCGGCAACCCGCTGCTCCAGCGCGGTGATCCGGTCGTGAAACTTCTGCAACATCTCGTTCAACTTGAGCCACGCGTCCTTCATCACGCGCTCGAAGTCCTCGATCCACCGGGAGAGGAACGCGTCGTTTCGCTTGAAGTCCGGGGGCTTGTCGGCCGTCACCGGGGGCGGCACCGTCGGCAGTTCCGGGGGTCGCGGGGGCAGGACGAGCGCGGGAAGGATCGGCACTCACAGGCTCCGCTCGATCTCGTCCATGGCGTTCAGCAGGATCACGGCGTGCCGCGCCCACGGGACCGGCCACTGCGTGGCTTCCATCGCCCCGCGCAGAAATTTCCACTGATCGACCGAGATCTCGATCGGCGAGACCTTGCGATCGAGTTCGTCCTCGATCCGCGCCCAGAATCGCAGTTCCATCCGCGGCAGCCCGTCCGGGAACTTCTTGTTCACCGCGTAGCGCCAGAGGGCTGCCGTCGTGGCGAGTTCGTCCGCGTCCGGGGGCAGGCTCGGATACGCGAGTTTGAGGTCGACCTGCATGGGGTGCCCTCTAGGCCGGCAGCCAGCGGACCTCAAACTGCTGGATGGTGACCCGGTTCGGGTTGTTCGACGTGGCGACAGCGAGGCGGATCGATTGCGACACGCCCATGTCGACGGCCATGACCACGTTGGACACTTCGGGGTACTGCCGGTCGACGAGGATCACGGCGTTGGAGCGTTGCGAGGTCACCGCGATGCGGAGAATCTCCACTTCCATTGCCCAGTACGAGCCGTTCGCGGCCGTCGAGAGTTCGACGAGCATCGTCGGCCCATAGTAGAGCCGCACCTTCTTGGTGCTGCCGTCGGTGTACATGTTCCCGCGCGCGCGGACCCGCAGCCGGTCATTGTTCAGCGGCGGCGTGTTCGGGGGCGCCACGTAGTTCTTCAGCGTCTGCTCGGCAGTCGTCTGGTTGGAGTTGACGATGTCCTTGTCGAAATGGAGCGTGCGCTCAACGGGGGGCGTCACCCACTCTAGGAAGCCCCCCGAACTCGTCCGCAGCGTCTGCCCGTCACTCCCTCGCGGGAGCCGAATCGGCACGCCTGACGCGTCCCCGACGATGAGGTCGCCCTGTGTGGTGACGATCGACGCCGCGCCGGCCGGTCCCCACCCGAGCAGCCCTGATGCGAGCGTCGTCAGCACCTGACTCGTCGCGCCGCGGGCGAGACGGGCCGGCGCCCCGGCCGCGTCCCCCACCATGAGATCCCCAGGCTGGTTGATCGGGATGACGATCCCGACCCCGGCCGGGGTGCCCCACGTCGGCAGGCCCGCGTTGACGACGAGGATTTGCCCTGCCGCGCCAATCGGCAGCGGGGCGAGGGTGTCCGTAGCGGGGTAGTGGAGCAAGCCCCCCTGCGCGCCCGCGGGGAGCCCCTGGCCGGGCGCCATCGTCACCCACCCGACCTGGGGGGGCGTCCCCGGCAGCACGCCCAGGACTTGCCCCGGGTCGCCCGGCGGGAGCGTGGCCGGCGCGCCATCCGGCCCGCCGACGATGATCTCGCCTGGCTCTTGGACCGTGGTGTCGTCCGGGGTCCACGCGACCACGTCCTCGATCGTGACCGGCGTCGTGCCGTCGTACGTGGCTGACACGTCGTAGAGCCCGATCGGCACGCGCACCGCGACCTGGCCGAGCGCGTTCGCCTGGATCGGATTCCCGATGGTGGTGACGTCGTCGTCCGCGTAGCACGGCGCGAGCGCGAACGTGTTCGCGAGGTAGATGCTCACCCACGCGCCCGGCCGCGCGCGCCCGCTCGATGGATCTTGGATGACGAGGTTCAGCTTCGGTCGCAGCATGAGCGTGTCTCCCTCACCGTTTGGGCGACGGGGTTGCGGGTTTCACCGTCTCCTCGTACTGCGCCCGGGGATCGTCCTGGCAGTCGTACCACTGGTCGGTGGATTCCGACGCTTCCGCGTTGTGGGCACACACGTGCAGCGACACCTTCTCGCCGGGATCGGCGCGCGCGATCTCGGCCTCGTACATGCCGCGCGCCGCGTTCTCGCTCGCGTGCGCCGAGCCCCGGCCCTTGCCATCTTTCACCACCCAGCGCATCTCAGCCCCTCCGCCCGCATGGCCGGATAGGGGGATTGTCCGCAAACACCGGCCCGCTGCCGACGTAGGCCCCGCCGCCCGACCCGAAGGTTTGATTGCACCCAAAGTCGAATGGCGTGTAGTCAAAGTAGTCCGGCACCGCATTGACTCCGAGATGACATACCGCCGCCACTTCGGCTGCAAGGAGCAGCCGCTTCCACACACAGACTTCCCCGATCAGCCCGTCGTACGAGCGCGTGGTTCCAAAGTTGTTCCCGATATAGATGGTCTCGTTATCCGCGATCATCGCTCCCGATGGGGCAAGGGCTCGGTTCGTCGTGATCGGCACCCCGTCGCGATAGAACTGGGGATTGTTCGCCGTGAGCGTGCCATCGTAGGTGACGGCCAAACAGCGCCACTCCCCAGGCATCAGGACGTTATCGTCGGACGCCCATCGTCCCTGTTGCGTCGCGCGGGCCGATCCGAACCCAAAGCCCTTCGCGAGCACGCCGAGTTTATTGTCCAGCACGCGAAACGCGAGCCGCGCCCCGTCAGCCTGGTCGCCCTGCTGCCAGATCGCGCCGGATTGGTTTTCCCCAAAATCGTCCAGCTTGACCCACGCGGACACCGTGATGATCGCCCCCAGCGTCGCGGTCGAGAATCTCTTGATGACATCGTCCAGGCCGTCAAAGTTGAGGCTCATGCCGGGGTGTACTCGAATCGAGCCGCGACCAAAATGGCAATATCGACTGCCGTGTCTTCGATAGCGTCGCTGGCGCGTCCGACCGAGAAACAGACCTCGCGGTTAGCCGCTAACTCGGTGGTGGGGCTAAGAGAGATCAGCGTCTCGCGGATGACGTAGGTGCCCCCACTACTCACCGGCACGATGCTGGTCCCAACACAACTCCAAGTGTTCGCCCCTTCGGCGACCCCATCACTCGTCGGCCACGCGCCAACCAGCCAGTACACGTCGCCCGCCGTGCTTTGGATGTACCACTTGAGCCGCAGCGCCCCACCCGACCCATAATTGGCGGGCAGCATTCGCGTCCACATCAGAAACTGCCGGATGGCCGGGTCGAACCAGGCGACGGTGCGCGTGATCTTCGGAAACCCCGCCCGGGGTGCCGTCCCGACCCATCGCTGGAAAACCGGGGGCGCGTTCTGCGTACCCGTGCCATCGGGGAGGTCTGCCTGGACAATCGGGAGAACCTCGGTCGTCGGACCCCCGCCCCCGCCCAGCGGGGTTTCGACCCCCGCGTCGTCCTTCTGGTACAGCTTCTTGTCGGTCTTCGCGTAGAGACGGACGCGGTTGGCCGAGGGCGTGGCGGGCGCGGTCCCTGTGGGGAAGTCCACTATCGGGCTGACGAGCGACGTGAGCGTCGGGCTCGCGGACCACACGGGGGCGACTCCGACCCCGGCTGACGCCAGCACCTGGCCCGTGACCGGCGCCGCGAGCCGTGTCGGGGCGCCACTCGCGCCCCCCACGATCAGATCGCCCACCGCAATCATCGGATTCGTCAGCGCCGTCAGCGGTTGCCAGGTCGGCACCCCACTGATGACCGTGAGCACCTGATTCGCCGCGCCAATCGCGAGCCGTGTGGGCGCCCCCGCGGTGCCCCCCGTGATGAGGTCGCCGGGCGCGGTCATCGGATTGACCAGCCCCGCGCCCAGGAGGGTTTCGAGCCCCGCGTCATCCTTGACGTAGAGACGCTTGTCGTTCTTGCCGTAGAGCGCCAGCTTTCCGGCAGCCGGCGTGACGGGGGCGCCGCCGAGCGCGGCGTACACCGTCTGCCGCGAGAGATGGAGATCACGCACGCGTAGCGCGGCGCTGCCCACGTCGCTCGCGCCATCGACAGCCGGCGTGAGCATCCCGGCCACGTCCATCACCCAGCGCGCGGCCCCACCACTGGTGAAGCGCAGCGCGCGCCCCGCATCGGCCGTGAGGACGAGATCCGTCCCGCTGAGAAACAGCCCGACGGCGGGCGCGGACGCGAAGCTATAACTCGGCGCGGTCGAGAGCCCATCGGGAGCGAGCAGCGGCCACGTGAGACCGGCCGCGCCCGTGGCCCACGTGGGAACGCCACTGACGAGCGTGAGCACCGCGCCGTCGGCGCCGATCGCGAGCCGGCCGGCGAGCCCCCCACTGGCCCCGACAATCAGATCCCCGGCCGCGACCATGGGATTCGCGAACCCGATCGGCGCCTGCCACCCGGGCACCCCGCTCGCGAGCGTGAGCACCTGCCCGTTGGTCCCCACGCCGAGCCGGCCCGGTACGCCCGACGCTGCCCCGACGATGAGATCCCCCAGCGTCGTCATCGGATTCGACAGCGCGCTGCCGGCTGACGTCGTCAGCCCGATGGCGACCTGGACGGTCTCGGCGTCGGTGAAATCGGCGCCCTGCGTCGCGCCGTACTCGACGACGGGGATGACGGCCGCGCCGCTCCCCACGGTCGCGATGCCCGTCACGCGCAGCCGGCGCCAGCGCGTCGAGTTGCTCTGGTCTTGAATGTAGATGCTGTCGCCATCCTGCAACGCGAGGAACACTTGCGACGTGTCGACGCCGGTCCCGTTGATCACGGCCGCGACCACCGTCGTCGGGGTCGCGATGTTGTCGAACGCGATCTGCCCCTCGGCGATTGGCGGGCCGGCTGTCGGCGTCGCGAGCCACGTCCACTCGCCCGAGAGCACCTCGCTGGCCGTGAGCGTGCGCCAGATCGGTTGGCCGGTCGCGTTGACACTCAGGATCTGATCGGCCGTGCCGATGGGGAGCCGCACGGGGTCACCGGCCGTACTGCCCACGATGAGATCCCCGACGGCCGTCATCGGGTTGTCCATGGTGCCGCCACCACCGGTGCCCCCGGATGGCGCGCGCCACGCCGGCATCCCGCCGAGTAGCGTCAGGACGTACCCGTCGGGGCCGATGCCGAGTCGCGTGGGTGTACCCCCGCCGCCGCCCAGGATGAGATCCCCGGCCTGCGACATGGGATTCGGCATGCCGGGCGCGGGGGGCGTGACCCACGTGGGCGCCGTGCCCACCACGGTGAGCACCTGGCTCGATGCTCCAGGCGCGAGCCGGTCGGGCACGCCCCCGGCCAATCCCACGATAAGATCCCCCGCGCCGATCATCGGGTTCGACGGGGGCGTGTACCAGTCGAGCAGGCCCGTGGGCTCGACGCGCAAGGACTGCCCCGTCTCACCCCGCGCGAGCCGCGCTGCGGACCCGCTCGCGTCGCCGACGATGAGATCCCCGGGCGTCGTGATCGGCAGCGCGGCCGCGGACGGCACCACCCAGCCGAGCGAGCCCCCGGGTTCGGTGCGCAGTACGGTGCCCGGCGCGCCGGGTGCGAGCCACGTCGGCCGGATGGCCGGCGCGCCGAGCATGAGCAACGCGCCGGGCACCGTCGGCCCGAGCCACGCCACGCGCATCCGATCGGGCGGGCCACTCATGGCGTGGTCAGATCATCGAGATACGGGATGCTGCCTTCCGGCCCGGCCGGCAGCACGGTCGGCGGCGTCGGCGGAATCGGCGGGGCCGGTCCCGGCCCATAGCCACCCGGGCCGAGCATGATCACCCAGCGCGGCCCCACCATGTTCTCGACGCCTTGAATCCAGCACGCGCGATTCGCGACCCAGCGCGGATCGGGACACGCGGCGCCCGCCAGCGGCGGCGTATGCGCGACCGGGATCGGACTCGTCCCCATCAGCCCGGCACCTCCATCACCATCACCGGAGGCGATTCTTCATGCACGCGGTCACTGATCCACTCGTCGACCGCTTTGCCGGCCTGCGCCTCCCAGTACGTGACCTGGGCCTCGTCGCCAAAGAACAGCCACGTCTCGCGGCAGGCCGCATAGATCACGGCATCCGGCGCTTCCTGCGTGAGCACGGTCTCGTCGCTCGGCTCGCGCATCGGATCAGCCCACCCGGTGCCCACGATCTCCAGATCCATGATCGCGTTCGGCAGCGGGCGGATCTGGAGGGACCGGCCGAGCACCGCGAAGTAGGTCGGTGTGCCGAGCGTGCCCGTGTTGCGAAGATCGATCTCGATCCCGTTCGCGTCCGCGAAGGGTTCGCGCAGCGCGCGCGGGATGATCCGCGTCAACGGCGCGCGTTCGGGCAACGCGTACACGCGCAGTTCCGCGGACGCGCGATAGCACGCGGGCAACGGCACCGCGCCCACCCCGACCGCGATCGGATCAGTTGTCGCCCAGTAGCCGTACAGGGCTTCCTTCCCGTGGAACTTGCGCTCCAGCCAGCGATGGCCCGCGTGGATGAAGTGATCGAGGTTGTCGAGAAAATCCGGGTCGTCGCGATTGGTGTACGCCTTGACCTTCGTCCGCAGATCTCCGAGTGTCATCGGCGCTTCCGTTTCTTGGTGCGAGACGGCCCCCGCCGGGCCGCAGGCACGTCAGCCCGACGGGGCGTCTCGGCGCGCGGAGGGGACTGCGCGCCTAGTTCTTGTTCCGCGGGGCCTTCGTCGCGAGCGGGTCGTGCGGTCCCTCGGTCTTCCCCTTCTTGCTGGAGTACTCCGTCGACGGCGGGCCTCCCTCCAGGGCCTTGGTGTAGTGCTGCGCGCGCATGTTCCGCGCCGCCTCGTCCGGGTTCTTCTTCAGGGGCTTGCCGTACTCGGCCATTGGATTCCTCCTCGTCGACGCAGAAGCCCGGCTCTTGCCGGGCTGCCGCGATCACATCGGGATTGGTTTCGTACCAACGCCATGAGGCGGGGCGCAGTTGGCCCGCGAGCAGCCACGTGGTGCCACTGGGGGCCGTGATCCACGCCCCGCCCGATGGCGTCATTCTCAGCGACCCGGGGCCGTGTACGGCTGCGACGTGCGCCCCGGAATGAGTTGGCCGAATTGCGGAGGCTGCCCGGCCGGCAGTTCGGGCGTCTCCGGTCCCACCACGCCGTACTGGAACTTCGCTGGCTCCGGGGCATCGACCGTCGCCGTGCGCGCGACCGTCGGCGTCGCGGCCGCGAGGTTGCGGATCATGCCGTGCGCCAGCGGAAAGTGCAATTCGAACCCGCACTCGGCGAGGAACTCATTTTTCTGCGCGTCCTCGCCCGGGTTCTGCCTGTGCTCCAAGTACATCAAGTCGTCGATGTACCGGTACTTGATGAACGGGAGGTCGATGATGAGCATCATCTTCCGCCAGTCCGGGTACATGTTGAAGAGCGGGTGCATTCTCAAATAGCCATCGCCCAACGTGGTGACGAAGTGTCGGAGGCGCATCCCGTACACGTCGTCGCCGGCCTCGATGTTCAGCACCGAGCCCTGCCGCGCGATGGCGTTGAGCGCCATCAGGGCCGTCGAGCCGCACAGCCAGAGTTTCTCACTGCTGCCGTACCGGTACATCGGCTCGATCGCCGTGAGGAACTCGGCCTCGGTGACACTGCCCGCCCCGGCGACCGTGATCGCGTTGCCCGGCGCGAGCAGTTCGATCCACTTCACCAGCCCCCGCGTGGTGCGGAGGGGCTGGCCGAGCGAGCCCGTGGTCTCCAGACGCTCGCCAAAGAGGAACGAGAACTCCATGTCGATCGCCTGGTTTTCCAGGGCCTCGATCTGCGCCGAGACGATCGCGTCCTCGGTGCGGAGTCGCGTCTTCTTCGCCGTGCGCGTGATCGCCAGCGGCGTCCGGAAAATTTGCGTATAGTTAAACTGCTTGATCGGATCGGTCGCGACCGGCGTGCCGAGTGGCGCGCCTTCCTCGTTCGCGTTGCCGATGACGCGGAGCGTGCTGTCAGCCGGGATGATCGCCTTCGCGGTCTCCCCGAATCCGCGCTGCACGTTGACGACGAGGCCCGATCCGGTCTGGTCCGCGAGGACCAGCATCTTCTCGCCCGTGCCCCCGGTGCCGGTCGACATCAGGATGTAGTTCTTCCGCAGCAGCGGGCCGGGAGACCCGGCCCCGGCCGGGCCGGCCGAGACCGTGAGGTTGGAGGTGGTATCCGTCGCGTTCCCGCCCGCGGTGTACACCTCACGCGTGCCGAGATTCTTCTCCCACCAGTTGAACTCGGGGTCGGAGGTCTGCTCGGCTTCCAGCAGGGCCGAGAGTGCGGTGAGCACCGCGCCCCCGTTCGGGTACAAGCGCAACACGCCCTCCCGCCAGTTCTTCGGGCGGGCGTCAGCGATGAAACTATTCGTTCCGCGTAGACCTTGAAATGGCGGCACCCTGTCTCCTCCTCATGGAGCGTGGTTCCGACAACGACAGCGCGGGCGAGCGGGCGCGTTTACCTCATCGCGGCCCGAACACCCGGGCCAGGTACTTGTCCTGGCCGGTGAGCACCGGCTCGTCCGTACGCGAGGACGGGGCTTCCGAGAAGGGTGCCGCCACTTTGGCGGATCTCGGGGCCGGCGTCGCCGGGGCCGGGCGAGCAGGGTTCGCGGGCGGCGCGGGCGCGGCAGGCACTCCGTCACTGAGACGAAGTTGCGTGCGGGCGATCCGAGCCGTCTCCGCGAACCAGTCGCGCATGAACTGCGGGGTTCCGTAATCCGACCGCGTCGCTCGCATCGCGCGTTCCGCGTCCAGCGCCACTTGGCGCAGGAGGGACTCCGGTGCGGACTTCACGTCGGGGTACTGCGTGTAGAAGGCTTGGCGCAGCGTCTCCAGTTCCGCGGCTTGCGAGGCGCGCGCATCGTATTCCGAGAGAGCCACGTCCGCGTACGCGCGCCGGGAGGCCGCGTCCTGCTGGCTGGCCCACGCGACCGCGCGCACCAGGCGCAGCGTGTCGCCCTGCGGATCGCCCACCGCGAGCAGTTGCAGTTCGTTGTTCACCGCGGCGAGGGCTTCCGACAGTTCGGTGGGGCGCGGCGCGGCGCCGGTCGCGGCCGGGCTCGGCGTGGCTTCGCGCTCCCGCCACGCGGCCTGGAGCAGACGCTCCAGCCGGTCGGCGGCATCGGCCGCGCGCTGGCGCTCGGTCTCGGCCCGCGTGCGCGCGGTTTCGGCTTCGCCGTACGCGGTCTCCAGGGCCTCGGGCGACTCAAAGCGACCGGCCCACTTCTTCGGGCCGGGCGCCTCGGGCGCGGCCGGTGCCGGGGCGCGGGGCTCGCGGCGCGGCGCGCGCGGCGTCTCGGGTTTCGCGGGCTCGTCCGGTTCGGGCGCGGTGCCGACCTGGTCGCGCATCCGCGTCCACATCGACTCCTCGGGCACCGACCGTTCGTCGAGGGTGGCCTCCGGGGCCGGCGACGGGGGCGTCTCCGGGGCGACCGGGGGCGGCGCCTCGGGCGCGACCGCGGGCGCGGACTCAGGCGTCGGGGAAGAAACTGTGTCGTCGGCCATGCTCGGTCTCCTGCTGCGACTTCACCATCGCCTCACGGTCTTCCAGGGCCTTCTTCAACGCGGTCGGACGATACCGCAGCCACTCGATCGCGTCCAGTTCAGCCCGCAGGGCTTCGGTCTCCAGCGCGCCGAGCCCGCGTTGCCGCAGGGCCTGTGCGACGTGCTTCGCGTGCGTTTTCAGCACGCGATCCAGCACGGCCCACTCCGGGTACTGCGACAGCCGTTCCAGCGCGCTCGCATCACTCAGCAACTGCTCGGCGCGCGCGCGCTCGTCGTCCTCGGCCCGGCGCCGCGCGATCTCGGCCGCGACAGCCGGGTCCACGTCGAACTCGCGCGTGGGGTTCACGCCGGCACCAGATTCCCGTTCTGAACCTGCTGCATCACGTCGTTGTCGGGCATCACGCGCGGACGCATCGGCCCCTGCTGCGGGGGCATCCCCGGCGGCGTCCCACCCCCCGCGCCCGGCATCCCCACCGATGGCGCGCCCGGCATCGGCACCGTGCCCTCGGCCATCGGCATCTCACGCACGTAGTCGTCGATGTTGGTGATGCCGGCCAGGCGCGCGACCGGTTCGAACAATTTCACCAGATCGAAGCGTTGCCGCAGTTCCGGTTCCTTCGCGACGGCCATGAAGATCTCGCGCAGCGCCATCAGCATCTTCTCGTCCTGGCGCACCACCATGTCCGGTTGGCTGTAGGTGAACTGGCCCTGTACCTCGTCCGGTCCCACGCGAAGGAACCGCGTGTCAGCCATCAGGCCCAGCGCGCGCGGGTACGTGCCCAGCACTTGAATCCACCGGTCCTCGGACATGAATTGCTGGATGTTGGAGATGCGCTGATGCGTGACGCGCGTCATGCCCTGCAACCACGCCATTTGCGCTTCCAATTTCAGGCGCCCCTGCGCGGCCGAGACGGCCATCTGCTGCTCGCCCAGCGTGCGGTCGCCGGCCATCAGGATGCCCTGGAGATTCTCGGGCGCGGCGGCAACCCTCTGGATCATGTTGATGACGCTGTCCATGTCCTGAAAGTGCGACTTCGTCACGTCGACCACCGGGAACTGCTTGAGCGCGGCCTCCAGGGCGCCGGGCTTGCCCCACGCTTCGCGACGCAGGCGCGCGAAGAGCCCCGGCTGCGGCTGCAAGAGGTCCGCGATCTCGACGAGCGACGGGTCGACCAGGAACTGGTTGTTCAAGGTCTTCCGCACGTTGGCCGCGTGCGAGTTCCACAACCAGGACAGGTAGTCCTGCAAGTCCTCGATGTGCTCGACGACGCCCGGGGTCGAGTACACGTGCTGATCGGGCGTGAGTTCGATCACGGCCGCTGGCAGTTCGTCGTGGTCGTACTCGTAGGGCTTCGCGCGGATGATCACCGCGTCGTTCGCGACGACGACGACGTACTTCTGGGGCGCGGTCTCCCCGGACAGTTCGTAGGTCTTCGGGACCACGCGCATGACGAAGACGTCGACGTCCACGGTGCCGCCGTCCTGGCCCTGCTGGGAGTCGACGCCCACGGACGAGAGCCACGCGCCCAGCGCGGGACCACTGGAGGCGACGGCCGGCTGGCCGGATGACCCGATCGTGCGGCCAAAGGTGTCGTTCGCGAACCCGCTCCGCGACGCGCGCCGGCCCTTCGGGATATCCTCCACGTTCGCGTACTGCCCGTCGCGCTGCATCAGGAGGAGTTCGTTGTAGTGGCGCTGCACGCGGTAGCCCACGTACTCACCCTTGTGGGCCTTGCCGATCGGCACGCGCGGGTCCGGGTAGAACGTGAACGGGTCCACCGGTTCCAGCCGGTTCCCCTCGTAGCGCACGCGATCCTTCCAGACCTTCTTGGTGCCCATCGGCAGCGAGATGCCGAGCAGGGGCAGATCGATCGTCTGCGGTTCCTCGACGTACTGGCGCGTGGCGTCGCGCACCCAGTTCGTCCAGACGATGCCCACCCCGTAGCGGCGCCGATCGAGCAGCCACTGGTACAGGGAGAGGGACATCTTATCGCCACTCCACTCATGCTGGAGCACCTGTTCCATGACCTTCGCCGGCTTCACGTCCTCGGGGCTGACGCCATCCAACGGCACGATCGGCGTGCGCTGCGTGAACGCCGTCATCTCCCACGCGAGTTGGGTCTGCACGATCGCGAACGTGAGCGGCACCACGATGTCCCGCGCCCACGGGTAGAGCCGCTTGCCGTCCTTGTCGACCTGGCTCGGATCGACGTAGTGCCGGTAGATGCGATCGGCCGCTTTCCATGAGGGATGCAGCCGGCTCATCGCCTGCTCGGACGCCTGCCGGCGCGACCGCACCAACGCGAGCAGGCGCCCGTGGCCGGTCGACGACACCGGCGGCGCAGCCTGCGTCCCGCGCGCGGCCCACGTTACCGCCATCGCGCGTCCCCGTTCCGGTGCGAGGGATAACTCGCGACCGCGTGCGCGAACTCCAGGGGCTCTAGGCTCGGCCGCATCACGTCGACCGGCGACAGGCTCGCCGAGTCCAGCATCGCGACCCCGTACGTCAACCCGTCCGCTAAATGGGACGCCCAGTTCTTCTCGGGCAGATCGTGGTAGCGCGCCTGCGGCCCCGGCAGGGGCTTGTAGTGGTACGCCGAGCGCAGCGCGTCCTTCAGCCGCGGACAGCCGGGATCGAGCAGGAACGCACCCGGGGGCTCGCCCGGCGCCGCGTTCGGCATCATGCCCATCAACGCCCGGCGCAGGGGCTCATGGCGCTCGGTCAGCGTGCGCGGCCCGGGGCGCAGATGAATCCCGCACGCCCGGCGCAGGATGTCCGCGCAGGATTGCGTGTCGTTCGCGCGCCGGTCGAACGCCGCCGGATCGGCGAAGTCCACGATCTCGGTCGCGCCCGGGAATTCTTCGGCTGTCTTCGCGAGCACGGCCTGGCCGGCTGCTTCGATCGAGCCGTCGCTCAAGAACTCCGCGAGCACGTGGATGCGCGCGAGCCCGTCGTACTCGGTGCCGTGATGGCCCAACGCCTTCAGATGCACGCGCTGCAACCAGACCACGCCCACCGGCCCCGGAATGTCCCACCCGCGCACCAGCACGCGGTTCGGCGCGTACGCCAGCGCGCGCGTCGCGGCGTGATACCGGTCCTGGTACTCGGGGAACACGGGCTTGCCCGCGTACGCCCCAAAGTCCATGCCGTACTCGCGCAGGAACTCGTAGGGGGGCATCGTCGCGCGCTGCGCGTCCCACCACGCCTGCGAGTCCTTCGCGGGATCACTCTGGACGCCGACCGCCATCACGCGGGCGCCGGCTGCGACGTCCCACTGCCACACGCCGCGCGTGATCTCGTCCGCATCCGGCGGCACGATGGCCGGCACGTGCGTGACGGGGTCGCTCATCGGCCGAACACCTTCCGCGCCATCGAGGGCTCGCCCTCGGGCTCGGCCTCGGCCGGCGCCTCCTGCGACCGGCGCACCGCGTTCGCGATGATCGCGGCCCCGGCGCCGCCGGCCATCAACAGTTTCGTCACCAGTTCAGCCTGCCCGTCCTCGTTCAGCCGAGTCCAGCCGGGGATCTTCGCGAACTCATCGGGGCGCCGACGAATCGCGTTCACGATCATGTCAGCCATCGAGACCTCTTCGGTGGGACCGCGCTGCCCGCGCTTGCCGTACCACTGGCCGGCCTGGAACTGCCCGGCCTCGATGCCCATCCCCTTCGCGCGCTCGCGCCCCTCATGCGTCGTCAGCATGCGCCGCACGTCCGTCTCCAGGTCGCGCCCCGTCGTGGGCCGCATCACGCCTTTCTTCGGGTCGAAGCGTTCCGGCAACGTGGCCGCGTACGGCCCGTAGTGGATGTCCCACATGTGCCGGTCCATCACGTACGCGGACGGGTCGCGCACCATCGGGTACTTGGTCGGGTCGCCGCCCATCGCGAACCCGTAGGGTGTGATCTTCGGCCCCGACGGGAAGCCCCCCTGGCGGATCGATTCGAACTGCGCCAGCATCGCGTTCCGCAGCTTCGCGTCCACCGCATAGGCCTTGCCCGTCTTCGGATCTTTCGCGACCTCGAAAATGTCGTGACTGAGCGGCCGGCCCATCTTCTCCCGCAGGAACGCTTCCAGGCCGAGTTCGGCCTGCGCGCGCGGCTCGGAGCCCAGCGCGCCAGAGGTCTGGTACTTCATCGCCTGCTGCACGTCGCGCGGATCTTGGAGGCGCCGCTCAAACACCGGCGGGATGTCGTGGTAAAAGTTCTGGCCGTACTTGCCCTGCTCGTAGAGTTTCTCGCTCTGACTGAAATCCGGCCGCACCGTGCCGGGCTTCTTCAGGATGTCCTCGATGAGTTGCTGCTCCTCGGGCGTGAACTCGCCGGGATGCAGCACGGCGCGACCGGCACTCGGGCGCAGCCCCTTCGCGGGCTTCGCCTCCTGCACCGCACGCTCGGCGGCCGCGAGGTTCGCGGACGCGGCGCGGGTCTCTTCCTTCCCGCTCTTCGTCCCGTAGCCCAGGCGACTCTTGCCGGCCTC